AAAGGTATTACCTAAATACTCAAAATTTTTCATCATAATTTTAGACCTCTCTATTAATTAAATACTTACTTACTCAAGTCGTAACCTAGATATTGGAAATTTAATTTCTGAGTGGAAAAAATGTCAGTCAAACCTTTTAACAAATCTTTCAAATATGGTCTTACGTCCACAGTATAACGAACTTTTGGTGGAAACATTTTTCCGTCAAAAATTCTATGACAAATTGTCTGTTCTCCAAGTTTGATATACATGTTGAAATTCTCTGCTCCATCTGTGAAGGAAGTCTCCATAACACTCGGGTCGTGCATAATTGATTCTTTGTTATCCATCATGTAGACAACAGTTTTCATTTTCATATCATACTTCAAAGTATCTGCAACATCTTTCATAAACTCATAAAGGTCTACAGAATTTCTTGCCCTCGGGTTGAACCCTTTCACGTTAAAGAATCTTTGAACCACGATGTTGTCATTAAGTGTCAAAAGAAACTCTAGTTTCGTAATGTCTTGCTCTTTCATTTTTTTTATTTTTTGTTGTTTTTTAAATTTAAATAAAAAGATACTCCTATCAAAATTAAACCTATTCCACCTAAACCAGGTGAATCGTCTATTTAACCATATACCACAAATGCACCTCCAAGTGCGGATAGACAACTTGAAATCATGCTCTTTACAATAATCATATTTTTCTTTTTTCTTTTCTTATTAGTTTCATAAATGGTTTCAAAAAGTTAACCCACGCTTCATCATTTTTAGGTAGAAACTTGAACATCCCGTCTTGAACCATCATCCTCATCAAATTCTTATACCCCCTATCTGTGGGGTCTATTGTATCTTGATAAATTTGTTCTACCAATTCTTTTCCCTCATCGGTAATGAGGGGATTTGATAAATCAACAATTTTCCTATTAATATTATAGAACTCCTCACCAAGTATACCACTTTTTGACTTACCTGTCAAAATATTGGATAGACTTTTAATTGGTTTTGTTTGCGGGATATTTCGTGCATTATCAAGTATTTCTTCGATAGTGCATGATTTTTCCTGCAATTCAGGGAAATATTTGACTAAAGTTTTTTCACCTAAACCTTCAATTCCATCGATATTATCTGATTTGTCTCCTGTAAAAACTTTACAAATCAAAACATTCTGATGAGGTATTTCAACCTTATTGATGGTTATTTTGTCTCCTTGTTTGAAATATGTTTTTGATACAGGTGAGTAGATTGTTACTCTTTCATTGATTAATTGTGTGAGGTCTTTGTCTGCCGAAAAAATTATTATATTCTCGTCCACGGCAATTTTACAGTAATAAGCTATGAGGTCATCTGCCTCATTATCATGCATTTCAACTTGTCTAACAAATACTTCTTCGATGTATTCTTTTACACGAGACTTTTGGGTCAGGTATGATTCGTATTTAAACTCGTTCATACCCAACCTTCTGTTCTCTTTATACTGGGGATATAATTTTTTCCTCGTAGAGGAGTTGGAATCTCCGTCCCAAAAAACAACCACCTTATCGTGATTATGCTCCTCCAAGAATCGTCTCAAAGTGTTAATGAAGTGATATACTCCACCAACATGAGAACCGTCGTTATAGAGGTCCTTAGCTCCGTGAAAACCTATTTTGAATAAGTTGTCACCGTCTACCAATAAAGTTTTTCCCACATTTAGTTTTTATAGGGTTACTAATCTTCTTTTTCTTCTTTCAAATCGAAATCACCGTCTGTACCAATAATGTCTTTCCAATAGTCAGCATATTCTTTTTTGTATTTTTCGATAGATGCTTTCTCTTCTGAAGACTCCTTACCAGCCAAGAAACCGTGAGGTGTTACAATAATCTTTCCATCATCAAATCCCAAACCATTAATATGGTTTTTCAACACAGATACTTTACTTCTCACTGCAAATTTAACACTTCTTTTGTCTTTTGTTGCAGTTATTTTAGTTGTACCCGCACCTTTTTGATTACCAAACAAAAATACCAATGATGAATTCAACCACACAGCATTTCCACCTTTGGCCATAATCTTTGGTTGTCCGAATGGATTATCAGGAAGTTCAACCCAAGGTTGGTTAATAATAATCAAAGTATTTTCAAACTTTGAATCTGACTTTCTTGAACCTGAAATCCTTTGGTTGATTCCCATTCCAATCTTATCAGACAAAGCGGATGCGTTGTGTTGTTTACCTCCTTTACCTTCATAAGTCATCTTACATGGTACAGAACCTACGGAATCCCAAATGAAACACAAACTATATTCAAGTTCACCTTTTTCTTGAGCATCAAGAAGTGAGTTAATATAATCTGTTATTTGTTCAATATAACTGAAGTTGTTGTTAAAAATAAAAAAACCATCCCAATCTAATTCTCCTGTTTCTTCGTCAACAGTTTCTTCACATTCAAAACCCATAAGTCTTGCATGTTCGAAAGACCACTTTTGTTCTGTAATAATGAATACAGGAAGAATACCTTTCTTCTGTGCATCTACCGCAGTTTTGATTGCTGCAGTTGTTTTACCTGTGTCAGAATGACCCAAGAACATATTCAAGTGTCCAATTGCAGGACCAGGTAAACCTACGGCATCCAAAAAGTCTTCACCTAAGTCGAAGAATCTTTGTGGTTTATATTTTGCAGAAGTTGAAAACTTCTTTTTAATATCACTAAATTCGTTTTTCTTAATTGCCATTTTCCACTCTTTTTAGTATGGGTAATTTATTTGACTTTGTTTTAGTATAGTGTGTAGGGTTTTGTTCATATAAAACATTGAGTTCTTCTTCATGAAAAGTAATTAACTTGATACTAACTTCTTTCTCACTTACATATCCCTCATCGAGCATTCCAAACAAAACGGTATCACCTATCTCTTTACTTCTACCTGAAAAGTAATTTTTGTCTTTCAATTGACTCAATATTTCGTAAGATAACACTTTGTTATCTCTTAATTGTAACTCTATTTCTTCTTTAAAAGTCATATAAAAAAATTAAAGCATGGACACTTTGTCTATGCAAATGTCCATGCTTGATTATTTAGAATGGTAAGTCTCCGTCTGGTTCATCACCTGCTTGTGGGTCAACATAAGATGACTTTGCTGATTTTCCACCCATAGATGTTTCAGATACAGTACTATCACCATAAACATAACCACCTTTTTCAGAATCCCATTTCGGGGTTTCACCTCTCGCAATCGCTTCAAGATATTCGACAGGCTTTTTAGAATAAACGTCAAGCCAAGTTAGTTCGTCGTTAATCCAAGCCTTTGATTGGTCTTTCTCTTCGTGTACTGGAGATGGGTCATCATACATGATGGTTGATACTGTTGTATACTCTTTACCCTTTGGTGTTTTAGATTTACTCAACTCGATAATAAGGTCTCTACCTTTTTCAGGGTCGGTAATATCACCTTTGTTTCTCCAAATTGGAATGATTTTATCCAAAATACCATCGTTCTTATAATTGTGTTTGAATCTCCAAAACTTTGGTCCGTCTTGTTCGTTGTCTCGGTCGATAACTTTCACAATATAAAACTTACGTGATTTGTATTGTTTTGCAAGTTCCTTGTCTGACTCTTTACCTGTAGACATAAGTTCTTCATAAACTTCGTTCAAAGGCGAGCGTTCGTTGTCATTTTTTCCTGGGTCATAGAATTTTTGCCATTGACCTCCGACTTGGATTTCGTGGTACCAAGCTTCTTTAAATGGTGAAGAACCATCTTGAGTTGGTAGAATCCTAATTCTCCTTTGTCCCGTTTTTTCTTTATCACCCAAAATAAGGGCGAAATACTTTTTCATTCTTTCGTCTTGCGACATTCTGATTTGGGCCCCGCCCGATACTTGATTCTTTTCGTACTGTGCCAATACGGCGTCTAAAGTGTTCATGTTTATAAAATTTATATTTTAAGTATAATTGAAAGTTTGACTTCAGTCAAATTAAAAAGGTCTCGTGGGAGACCTTTATTTTAATATTGTTCTTCATCATCAGGATTTAAAAGAAAACTATCTTTTATATCCCTATCATTAATGTCGGTCACATCATCAGTTGTTAAAACATAATCATGTTTACCTGTCTTTTCCATTTCTTCTTTCTTATCTTCAAAAAAATCTGTTAGTTTTTGGTTGAATGGATAAGAATCATATGTCCTTAATTCTAACTTTTCTTGTGGTGTTTTCTCTCTGTACTTTTCTATTTTAGATTCCAATGAATTTAATTTATTGATAATTGCATCCATTTCGCCTAACTTAGATTCTAGATTAGATACTTGTGAAAATAAATTGTTGAAATATTCTTCTTGTCTAGTTTCAATATTTTCTTGGGATTTAACCAAATCTGTAATGTCGAGTTCCTCTGTTCCTTCCTCGTCTCCAGTTTCTTCTGATTTTCCCGCATCGTCTATTTTCTCAACTTCTGTGTCTGTTTCAACATCGATTATTTGCGGTGCAGTGTCTGCTTCAGGTGCTGGTTCTGCCGCAGGTGCAGGTGTCTCAGGCGCTGGTTCAGATGACCCCAAAGGTGATGGTGGAGGTGGTACTTCTTGCTCATTTAAATAGTTATTTATAAAATGATACCTTTGTATCTCACTTATAATTTTTTTATCAATTGCCATTTTTATCCGTTTAATAAGTTTTTTATTCCTTTAGAGGTTTCTACTTTAACTTTCCTGTTTGCATATACTTGGTGCCCCGCTCTTTCGATAAGTCCATCTTTTTCTCTAACAACATAACAATCACCTGTATCTAAATCACAAACTTCTTTTGTTCCATCACCATTATCTTGTTCACTATATCTCACTCTTTTTCCTAAGTAAGCGTTTAATGTATTTGTTAAATCCATAAAATAGTTTTTATATAAATATATCGTAACTTTATATATTATGGTTTCTTCTTAAGAAATACAAAATCTTGGTCACTTTCATCTTCACCATATTCTGTTTTTATTTTGATTTTACCTGTCACTTTTTGTTTTGGTACAAACTGAATAACAGTATCTGTATTTGTATTTGATTTGACCGTACCAGTAATACCACTTAAGAATACTTGAGCACTACCATAAAGTGAAGTTCCCGTTATTGTGATTAGTGGTGCAGTATCTCCCGTGAACGCTGATTTAGGATAAAAGTCAATTATTTTGGGTTTATCACATTTTGGAGTCGTTGATGTCGTGGCTGTGGTTGTTGTAGTACCATTTATAAGTTGACTGATATCTGAAACGTCTACCCCTAAGTTTTTTAAACTTTGTAATCCTTCTGTTAGCCTTGATAAGGTATTCTGATAAGTGACATTAGTTGTTTTTGAGCTTTCAAAGTATGATTTAGAAACCGTTCTAACAACTGGATAATCACAACTATAATATTTCCATAAACCTTCTTTAGTTATCAATTTTTGATTTGGTTTTAATCTGGCATATAAGAATGATACAAAATCATTCAAAGTATCAAAGTTCGCAACAGGTATTACTTTTTTGTCACTCCCTGTTACACAACTATATGTTTTATTAAAATATTGTATTCCGTTTGCAGTTTTATAAGTCGGTGAAAAATTTACTTTCAAGTTTATAGGTGTTGAGTAATTGTTAGAATATCCCTCGAAAACGTTGTCTTTATAGTTTGTCACATAACATATAGAATACATTATTTTTACCATCTGATTGTCTACTACAGCGGTCGGACTATTTTGTTTGATTACTTTAATAATTTCATTGTAAACTGTTTGTGGGTTTTCCGTAGTTGCGGTAAACTTGACACTGACAAAACCTTCATTCAAATAAGATGTATTAGCTTCACACGAGTTTTCAGTTGACCCTTTATTGTCATTAGTGCTTTGTGTTTTAGCGGCTTTTTGTGCATCTGTAACCGCAATTGCATCTACCTCCTCTTTCCTATTTTTGACGATAGCTTCAAGTTTTGTAAGTAGGTTTCTATTAATACTTTGTAGATATTGGTCAATTTGTGGTAGGTCAAACATACCTTGTCTGATACCCGTGAATTGTGTTTGGAAGTTCCCTGGTGAAATTGTATGCTGTACATCTTGTATCAAGTATGGTCCGTTGAACATTGGCACGTGTCTCAGGTTGAAGTACATCGTAGGTTGTATCATTGCGTTTCCTAATGATTGTACCGAACATGGATAACTTCTTTGTTTGTATAAGTTGTATAAACCAACATTTTGTGTTGCGGTATTAACAC